GATTCGTCCACCTGCCCAAGATCGACGCCGAGTTCCTCCAGCAGCTCTGCGCCGAGCAACTGATCACCCGCCGCGACAGGAATGGCTTTCCGGTGCGGGAGTGGCAGAAGGTGCGCGAGCGCAACGAGGCGCTGGACTGCTACGTGTATGCCCGTGCTGCTGCTGCGGCCGCAGGGCTCGACCGCTTCGAGGAACGCCACTGGCGCGAACTGGAGCGGCAACTGGGGCTGCCGCCGCCCGATGAGCCCATGCCGTCGAACGAAATGCCCGTCGAACGACCTTCCGAGGCCACCCATCGAGGTGGCATCAAGGTTTCCGCAACCCGCCACCCCGGCCGGCGTGTCATCCGCAGCCCCTGGCTGCGCTGATCCCCGCCGGCCGTCCCGAACCCGAAGGAGAACCCATGTCCCTGGCCACCCGCATTGAGAGCCTGGTCATCCGCGTCGCGCAGGAGTTCAACGACGTCCGCGCCAAGGCCGGCAATCTCGCCCACCTCACCACCACCGACAAGTCGAGCCTGGTGGCGGCCATCAACGAACTGAAGGCCGCGGTGCAGGCCTCGGGGGCGATCGACGACACCCAGGTCGCCACCACCAGCACCTACTCGTCGAGCAAGATCGTCACGCTGCTGGAGGTGCTCAAGGCCGAGATCCTGGGCGGGGCCGATGCCGCCTACGACACGTTGCTGGAGATCCAGCAGCTGCTGCAGGACGGCACCAGCGGCCTGGACGCCTTGCTCACTGCGGTGAACCACCGCGTGCGCTTCGACGCGGCGCAGTCCCTGACGGCTACCGAGCAGGCCCAGGCGCGCAGCAACATCGGCGCCGTGGCCGCGGCCGATGTGGGCGACACCGACACCGACTTCGTCGCGATCTTCGAAGGGGCGCTGCTCTGATGAGTCTGGCTGCGCGCATCGCCGCCTTGGCCAGCCGCATCGGTCTGGAGGTCAAGACCAAGATCGATGCCGGCCACCCCGGGCTGGCGCGGGCCTGGGTGTGTTTCGGCTATGTCGGCAACCAGGTCGTCGTGCGCGCTGCGCACAACGTCGCCTCGGTCACGCGGCTGGCCGCAGGGCGCTACCGCGTGAGCTTCGCCAGCCCGCTGCCGGACGCGAACTATGCCTGGGTGGGCGTGGCCCGCAGCAGCACCAACAGCGGCACGCAGCGGCTGCTGATCGTGCGCGCGACCGCCGACGAGAAGACGCCGACGCACGTCGATGTGGGCTGCGCGACCACCGCCGCGTCCTTCGCCGACTCCGCCGAGATCGACCTCGTGGTCTACCGCTGATGGCCTACACCCAATCCGACCTGGACGCCCTGCAAGCCGCACTCGCCAAGGGCGAGAAGCGCGTCAGCCTCGGCGACAAGACGGTCGAGTACCGCAGCGTGGAGGAACTGCAAGCGGCCATCGCCGCCGTGAAACGCGACCTCTTCGAGCAGGCCGTGGCCACGGGGCTGTGGCCCGGCGCGCCGCGGCAGATCCGCCTTCACACGACCAAGGGGACGTGATGGGCTGGTGGCATACCCTCAAGCGCCGGCTGTTCGGCACCAGCCCCACCTACGACGGCGTGGGCGGCGGCCGCAGGGCCGTCGCCTGGCAGGTCGGCAATCCCGGGGCGGTCGCGGCACTCGCCTACACCCAGGGCGAGCTGCGCGCCAAGAGCCGCGATCTCGCCCGGCGCAACGCCTGGGCGGCCGCCGGCATCGAGGCCTTCGTGGCCAATGCCATCGGCACCGGCATCAAGCCGCAGAGCATGGTGACTGATGCGGCCGTGCGCGAGGCCATCCACGCGTTGTGGTGGGACTGGGTGGAGGAGGCCGACGCCGCAGGACTCACCGACTTCTACGGCCTGCAGGCGCTCGCCTGCCGCGCGATGCTCGAAGGCGGCGAGGCGCTGGTGCGCCTGCGCTGGCGCCGCCCAGAGGACGGCCTCGCGGTCGGCCTGCAGCTGCAGGTGCTGGAGCCCGAGCACCTGCCGACCACCCTGAACCGGGACCTGCCCTCGGGCCACGTCATCCGCGCCGGCATCGAGTTCGACCGGCTCGGGCGGCGCGTGGCCTACCACCTGCACCGCTCGCATCCGGGCGACGGGAGCCTGGCGCCGATGTCGGGCACGGGTACCTCCGCGGGAGGTCTCGACACCGTGCGCGTGGGTGCCTCCGAGGTCATCCACCTGTTCCGCCCGCTGCGCCCGGGGCAGATCCGCGGCGAGCCCTGGCTCGCGCGGGCGCTGGTGAAGCTGCACGAACTCGACCAGTACGACGACGCGGAACTGGTACGCAAGAAGACCGCGGCGATGTTCGCCGGCTTCATCACGCGGCTCGCCCCCGAGGACACCCTGATGGGCGAAGGGCTCGCCGAGCCCCAAGGCGCGGCGCTCGCCGGGCTGGAACCCGGCACCTTGCAGATCCTGGAGCCCGGCGAGGACATCAAGTTCTCGGCGCCTGCCGACGTGGGCTCGAGCTACGGCGAGTTCATGCGCCAGCAGTTCCGGGCGGTGGCCGCCGCCATGGGCATCACCTACGAGATGCTCACCGGTGATCTCACCCAGGTGAACTACTCCAGCATCCGCGCGGGATTGCTCGAGTTCCGCCGCCGCTGCGAGGCCATCCAGCACGGGGTGATCGTGCACCAGCTCTGTCGCCCGGTGTGGCGCGCCTGGATGGAGCAGGCCGTGCTCGAAGGGGCGCTGAGCCTGCCCGGCTACGCCCGCCGCCCTCGGACGTACCAGGCCGCCAAGTGGATCCCGCAGGGCTGGCAGTGGGTCGATCCCTTGAAGGAGTTCAACGCGCTCAAGCTCGCGATCCGCGCAGGGCTCTTGAGCCGCTCGGAGGCGATCTCGGCCTACGGCTATGACGCCGAGGACATCGACCGCGAGATCGCGGCGGACAACGCGCGAGCGGACGACCTCGGGCTGGTCTTCGACTCGGATCCGCGGCACGACCAAGCATCGAGGCCGGTGCCGACACCTGCGCCCGACACCGAACTCCAGGACTGACACCGATGCTGCCCCATCTCGCCTCCCGGCTCTTTGGCACGCCCTTGCTCGTCCAGCGCGCCAAGCTCGACGTGATCCTCGCGGTGCTCTCCGAGCGCCTGCATCTGGCCGCGCCGGACGTCGCACTCGCGCCGCCGCTGCCGAGGGCCCCGAACCCTTCGGCGTTTCCGTCAAGCTCGATCGCGGTCCTGCCGATCCACGGCACCCTGGTCAAGCGCACGCTGGGGCTGGAGGCGGCCTCGGGGCTGACGAGCTACGCCGAGATCGGCGCGCAGCTGGAGGCGGCCCTTGGCGACCCTCTGGTTGCCGGCATCGTGCTCGACATCGATTCGCCCGGCGGCGAGACCGGCGGGTGCTTCGAGCTCGCACGCCGCGTGCGCGAGGCGGCCGCCGTGAAGCCCGTCTGGGCCGTGGCCAACGACGCCGCCTTCTCCGCGGCCTACGCCATCGGCTGCGCCGCCGAGCGGCTCTTCGTCACCGAGACCGGCGGCGTGGGCTCGATCGGCGTGATCGCGCTGCACGTCGACCAGTCGGTCAAGGACGCCCAAGACGGCTACCGCTACACCGCGATCACCGCGGGCGAGCGCAAGAACGACTACTCGCCGCACGAGCCGCTTGCGGACGCCGCCCGCGCGGCGCTCCAGGCCGAGGTGGACCGGCTGCACGCGCTCTTCGTCGCGCACGTGGCGGCGATGCGTGGCCTGCCCGAGGACGCGGTGCGCGCGACCGAGGCCGCGCTCTTCTTCGGCCCGCAGGCTGCTCGAGCCGGGCTGGCCGATGGCGTGGCGACGCTTGCCGCGGTGCTCGCCGAGTTCGACCGACATCTTGCGGCCACGCGGCGTCCGTCTTCCCCGCCGCGCCAAGCCCCGACCGGGAAGGCGACCGTTTTCCGAGGAACCCCCACCATGACCGATACCCCGTCCGAAACGCTCGGCGTGGATGAGGCCGCCACCCTGGTGGCCGAGGCCCGCCGCGAAGTGGCGCAGTCCGCGCAAGCGATCGCGCAACTGTGCCTGATCGCCGGCTGCCCCGAGCGCGCCGCCGAGTTCATTGCCGCCGGCCGCACCGAAGCCGAGGTGCGCCGCGCCCTGATCGAGGCGCGCGCCGCCCACAGCATGGAGTCGGCCGTGCGCTCGACCCACGCGCCCCAGGACTGGGCCGCCCCCGGCGCCGATCCGGCCGCCTCGCCCGTGGTCGCCGCCGTGAAGAAACTCGTGACCCGGGAGTGAACCATGCCCACGCTCACCCAAGCCCCCACCCTCGGCGACCTGCTGAAGTACGAGGCGCCGAATCTGTACTCGCGCGAGCAGGCGACCGTGGCCGCCGGGCAGAACCTGCCGCTCGGCGCCGTGGTCGGCCGCGAGACGGCCACCGGCAAGCTCAAGGCCCTCGACCCCGCGGCCGGCGACGGCAGCGATGTCGCCGTGGGCGTGCTCGCGCTGGCCGTCGATGCGACGCTGATCGACCGGGAGGACGCGATCCTGATCGCCCGCCACGCCATCGTCGCGCGAGGCGCGCTCATCTGGCCCGCAGGCGTCACCACCGCGCAGCGCGCCGCGGCCATCGCCCAGTTGGAGGCGCGCGGCATCGTGGTGCGCGACAGCGCCTGACCGACACCCGATCCCGACCCACTCGAGCGACCCGCCGCCCGGTGGGTTTGGCTTCGGCCGCCGCTACGCGGCTTCACACCGGCTTCGCCGGCATGAGCCTGCGCCGAAGCTCCTGTTTCGCATTTCTGGAGACCCCGATGCTCAACCCCTTCGATTCCCCCGGCTTCTCGATGGCGAGCCTGACCGCCGCCATCAACCTGATCCCCAACCGCTACGGGCGGCTGGAAGCCTTGAACCTGTTTCCGGCCAAGCCCGTGCGCACGCGCCAGGTCGTCATCGAGGAGTACGCCGGGCGCCTGAACCTGCTGCCCACCCGGCCGCCCGGCTCGCCCGGCACGGTGGGCGAACGCGGCCAGCGCTCCTTGCGTTCCTTCGTCGTCCCGCACATCCCGCACGACGACGTGGTGCTGCCCGAGGAGGTCCAGGGCCTCCGAGCCTTTGGCTCGGAGACGGAAATGGAGGCCGTCGCCGGCGTGCTGGCGCGGCACCTGGAGACCATGCGCAACAAGCACGCGATCACCCTCGAACACCTGCGCATGGGCGCGCTGAAAGGTCAGATCCTGGACGCCGACGGCAGCACGATCTACGACCTGTTCGACGAGTTCGATCTCAGGCAGACCACCATCGCCTTCGATCTGGCCAATGCCGCGAGCGACGTCAAGGGCCACTGCTACGAGGTGCTGGCCCACATCGAGGAGAACCTGAAGGGCGAGTTCATGACCGGCGTGCACGTCCTCTGTTCGCCCGAGTTCTTCCGTCAGCTCACCGGCCACAAGTCGGTCAAGGAGGCCTACGCGCAGTGGCAACAGGGCGCGATCCTGATCAACGACGTGCGCGCGGGCTTCGTCTTCGCCGGCATCACCTTCGAGGAGTACCGCGGCCAGGCCACCGACGCCCACGGCAACGCGCGCCGCTTCATCGCCGCCGGCGAAGCCCACGCCTTCCCGCTGGGGACGGTGGACACCTTCGCCACCTACTTCGCCCCGGCCGACTTCAACGAGACCGTGAACACCCTGGGCCAGCCGCTCTACGCCAAGCAGGAGCCGCGCAAGTTCGACCGCGGCACCGATCTGCACACCCAGAGCAACCCGCTGCCGATGTGCCACCGGCCCGGCGTGCTGGTCAAGCTCACCGTCTGAGGGTGCCTGTCCGATGGTCCGTGTGGAGGATCTGTACGACGCCGCCGAGCGCGCGGGACTCTTGACGCCCGTCGTGGTGGGCGCCGCCACCGTGCACTGTGCGTTCCGTGCGCCGGACGAGACGGTGCTCGACGGCCTGGCGCTCTCGCGCGACTTCGAGATCGAGTACGCGGCCTCGCGCCTCGCGCTCGCCCCGGGAGACGTGGTCACCATCGCCGGCGAGCCCTACCGCGTGCGCGAGGTGCGAGCGCTCGGCGACGGCCGCGAGTGCCGGGCCCAGCTTGCGAGGCTGCCATGAACTCGGTGCGCGAGCGCCTGCTGCGCCT